CTTCACCCAGTGAAGACGCTCGCGCACGGTCAACCGGCGAATCTCGCTGAGGCTCCACGCCGGACTTAGTTCGACTAGTTGCTCGTATTCGAAGTACGTGTCGTGGTAGTTACAGGCCCTGAAACAGATCCCCCGCCGAAATGAAGAGGGGGACCTCCTTTCCGCACGAATCGTGCGTGAACTTGACCCCATTGTACTGAGGACCGGGCTGCTTGTTCTCAATCGCATCGAGGATGCGCTGTCGGTCCACGATGCCCAGAGAGCGGGCGAACTCGGGATTTCCGGTGACGGCATTCTCGCTGCCGTCGGCCTCGACCACGGAAATGAGGCAGCGGGAAAGCAGGAGGGTGTTCTGCTCGGAGTCGGTGGTGCGGTCGGCAATGGCGAGGACTGCGTCCTGGTCGTTGCCGACGGGAATCCGGACGAATGCCTTACGGCCCTTTCGCAGTTCGACTTCGAAGATGCGCTGGGACGGGTCCTCCAGGCGCCGGATCGGGATCTCGTCGAGGGTGACGGACAGGCGGAACTCCTCGCCGCAGTGCAGGCAGGAGAACCGCTCCCAGACGATCTCGTCGCCGTAGGTCGCGCGCCGGATCTCCATCAGGAGCATGTCGCGGTCGCCGAGCAGGAGGTTGGACAGCAGGACGGGGCTGGTCTTCTCGCCGCCCACGGAAACAGTTCCGGAGGCGAGCAGGGTGGAGATGAACTTGCCGACGCCGCCCTGGCGGGCCTTGGTGATGGCCTCTTCGTCCGCGCCGGTCAGTTCCCGGACCTCGGCGTCGTAACGGGTGCTGGGGAAGTCGTTGCCCAAGACGTAGCCTCCCGGCAGGCGGAAATTACCACCTGCCGGGAGAGCGATCTCAGGCTTTGCGACCTCGCCCCCCTGGTTGAGCACTGCCGCGATGGCGGAGTTTGCTGCACCAGGGTTCGTAAGGGGGCTGGAGTACCCCTCGGTATTAAGGTCGTTAGCCACTGGTTTTGCTCCTAGTTGAGTCTCGGGAATCCGCTATTAGAAACTAACGGAAGACGAGCCCGTGCTGTTAGCCAACTTGAACTCGAACCCCTCGTGAGCGAGGGTCATCTGCTGGACGATGATCGCGTTGGCGCCTGCGTCCAGGTCCGAGAAGGCAACCGCCGTGGGCCACGCGTTGTAGACGCGGAATGCGGCCTTGGCGGGAGTGGCGCCGGAAGTAACCGGGTGGTCGAGCACCTTAATGTCGACCATGTGCCGGAATTCCGCACCGGCCTTTCCGTTACCAGTGCCCTGGAGGACAGTGAACAACTGCCTCATCCAATCCATCATCTGCGAGTCGCCGACCGCGAGGCCCTTGGACAACGTGATCGGGGCAAAATCGGACTGACCGGGCATCTTCTGAGTTGTCGTGTTCATTCCACCCTCACGGTATGGAATCACCTCAGTCGTCACGTTCAGACCCGAAACGGACATGAAGCCCATGCGGGCGAAGCCCTTGATGCCGGGGTGCTGGATCTGGACCTGGAACTTGAAGTTCCGAAGCGGGTCCGTCGCGATGTGTCCGACGGTGGACGTGGTCGTAGCCATCAGTGGGTTACCTCTCAGGAAGTGGCCGTGCTGTCAGTGGCGGAGGAACCGCCGCTGAACTGGCCGATCTCAACGACGATGAATTCGGCCGGGGTCTGGAGAGCGACACCGACGGATATGTTCACGACCCCGTTCGCCACCGACGCTGCGGTGTTGTTGGTCGAGTCGCACACCACGAAGAACGCCTGCTCCGGAGTGGTTCCGGCCAGCACGCCCGTCTGCATGAGGGTCAGCAGGTACTGCGAGATGACCGCGTTGACCTGGTCCCACAGGATCGAGTCGTTGGGCTCGAAGACGGCGAACCGGGTGGCGTCGAGGATGCCCTTCTTGATCAGCATCAGCGACCGTCGGACGGAGACGTAGCGGTCCGGCATGCCCGTCGACAAGGTGCGGGCGCCGTAGATGACGAAGCCCGTGCCGGGCAGCGACTTCAGCACGTTGATGCCAGCGACGTTGAGGTTGTCCTGGTCGTCGTTGGAGAACCGGAACTGCACGTCCAGCACGCCCTTGAGGACCGTGTCGACACCGGCCGGTGGCTTCTGCACACCCCGGGAGGCGTCGGTACGGCTGTACTGGCCGAGCACAGCACCACCAGGCGGCAGCAGCCGGGCCGAGCCGGACGACGCCGTCGCCGGGTCGTTGACGATCAGCCACGGGCCGTAGATGGCCGCGTAGGACGACGAGCGGATCGCGGAGCCACCCGTAGACATGCCCTGGAGGCTCAGCGCGTAGGAGTGGGCGTTATCGGCAGACGTGGCCTTCGCACCGTCCACGACGACGAACACCGAGCCCTGGTCCTCAGCCCACTGGATGATCGGGTTGAGCACCGTCGCGTCGGTGACGCCCGGCACGTTCAGGACGAGGTTGTCCTCGACGATCTCCAGCCGCTGGGCGGCAGTGACCAGGTTGAGCGCGGCGACACCGTCGGTGCCACCGGTCAGCGCGGTGCCCGTCTGGACGGCCGGGGAGTGGTTGGGAGCCCACGCGGTATTAAGCAGGCTCTGGACCTGCACGAAAGACGAGCCGGTGACCGGCGAGTTGATCAAGGCCTGCGCATTGCGGGAGTCAGCCGGGTCCAGGGAGACGTCGGAGAAGCGTTCCTTGAGGTACGCGGACGTGTCCCCGCCGACGTAGACGTACAGGTCGAACCGGCCGGAGCCAGTGGCTCCCGGAACGACGTCGACGTAGATGTGGTTGCCCCACGTTCCCGGGGAGATCGCAGTGACCTTGAGGGTCGGCTTGGCTGTCGCCTCGGTGTCGTCCAGGCTGACGGTAGCCGCGACCGCGTCGGAGGCCGCCGCGCGCACTATGTAGGCGCTGTTGCCGCCGTTGTTGAAGAACTCATAGACGGCGAACGGAAGAAGGTCCGAGGTGTCGCCGAAGCCGCCGTAGGTGGCGACGTACTGCGAGAAGGACGAGACCAGGGTCGGCGCCAGAGGGCCGCCCTGCTTGGAGGTGCCGACGAAGGCCGCAACGGACTCGCCGGGAGTCGTCGCGGTCTGCGCGAGCGGGGTAAGCGTCTCGTCGATGTAGACACCGGGCCGCTTGTAGACAGTCATCTGTTTCTCCTGGGTGAAAGTGAATTCCTGGGGTTACGAATCCTGGGTCCGGGTCATGGGCGAGTTACGTTGTCCGTGAAGTACTCGAAGTCCAGCGCCACGCTGGCCGCCTTGACGTACGCGTCAGCGACGGACTGAAGCATTTCGCTGGACACAGAGATCAGGTATTCGCGACGGAACAGACGCTTTCCGTTCTCGTCACGGGTGTCGGCCAGCTCTGGGCCGCCGAGAAGATCCAGTCGACGTACCGTTCCGTCCTCGGGGATCTCCAGAAATCCGAACCGCGCAGGAATCCGATCGCGCTGCATCATCAAAGACGCCAGCGCAATGTCGTGCTCCGCGAGACGGGTGAAGACCATGACGCGGTACCGCAGATCGAAAGGGATCGGGTACTCGACGAGGTACGGGGACTGCGTGACGTCGTAGGAGGTGTCTCCCTCCGCCCACCAGCCGGTCGTGCCCTCGGGGGCGTACGGCAGGTAGACAGGGCCACGGTGCTCACGCTCGTCGGCCTTCTCGATGCCCGCGTGCTCGATGACGATCAGTGGGAAGGTCTGCGTCGCCAGCTCTACCTCGGGAATGCGGTAACGCACCGGAACGGGACGGCCGTCCGGCGCATTCGCATCGGTAACAGAGAGGCCCTGGAGTTTCGCCTTAACGGCGCGGTCCTCGTTGATGAGCCATGGCAAAGCGGGCCTCACGGGTCTCGAACAGCGGAAGTCTTCCGCCATTCAGGATCCCAAGAAAGCCGAAGAAGTTTATAAACCGCTACTGGGACCAGTGCTTGAACTGGACATCGTTGACCAGCTCGTCCGGCTTCATCTGTACGCACTCGATACCTACGACGATGTCCCGGTTCTGAATCTGGCCCAGAACGGAAATGGACGTGACGCGGAAAACCGAGTTGTCATAGACGATCCGGTCGACGAGGTACTTGCCGTGGTCGATGTCCTGGTCGGTGAACCCCATCTTCCGCAGCGAGTCGAATGACGCGGTGACGGAGAGGTTGTCGACGGTGTACAGACCCTGCGGAGTGTCCTGCGAGGCGCCCTGGCTGTGGATGATGTGCAGGGCCGGGATCCGGTACGGGCCGGTGAAGGTCTTCCCCTGCCCCGTCGCCTCGTCGTACAGGTTCTCCCCGGCCGGGTCGGTGTGGGAGTAGCGGTAGTACTGGACCATCTCGCCGACCTCGTGCTGGCGCCCCCGTAGGGACGCCATGATCTCGGTGGTCTCGTAGTTGGCGTTGAACCGCCCCGACCGCTTCCAGTCCAGCCTAGACATTGCCCGGCACCTCCAGGTCTTCCGGATCGGCCGAGGTGTACTGGCCGCGATTGGCGGTGCGGAGTCGGTGACAGTTAGCACATACGACTTCGCACTTGGCTATCTCTTCGAGGATCCTCTCGATGCTGTATCGACCCATCTTGCTTACGTTCATGACCTTGTCGTCTCCGACGTGGTCAAAGTCCATGCAGATGGGTGGGAAGGAACCGCCACAGTCCGCGCAGGGGCGGGCCTTGAGGAGTCGGATCAGGGACCGCTTCTCCTGGATACGCAGGTGATCGGTGTCCCGCTTGTGCTCGGAGTTCTGCTCGTACCACTCCTTGGCCTTAGCCAGAACATGTTCGCGGTTGGTCTGTTTCCACTGGCGCATGCGCTCCAGCTCGACGTCGCGATTACGCCAGTGGCGATCAGATGCGTACCCGGCCTTGCAAGGTTTGCAGTAGGGGTGTCTCCCATCAGCGGAACGGGTCTGCCGATGGAACTCCGAAACCGGCTTCTCTTCCTTGCACTTGGAGCACGCCTTCATGATCGTCATGCTGGAACTCATAGCACCCGGCACTGACATCAGAAGTACCCGCCCCAGGTCTGCGACGGGATGCCGGACTCGTCGTCGTTCTGGTGGCCCGGCCCGATCGGCGGGAGGACCCGCTGCGGCAGCGAGTAGTCGTCGTACTCCCGCTCACGGAAGATCGGAACGAGACGCCCGGTCGTACGGGAGACGCGCCGCAGGTTGGTGACCTCGATCGCATACAGGCCGACGCCCATTTTCTCGCACAGCAGCTTGTACCGGTCGGTGAGCAGCTCGATCTGCTTCTGGATCTGCGCGAACCGCTGACCTCGGTCGACCGATGTGCCGTCAGCGGTCTGGACGTTGATGTCGGTCGCCGCGTCGGTGGCCAGCGCCCACATCGCCTCCGTGCACGCCAGCATGACAACCATGACGTCTTCCTCCGGCGGGAGGGTGGCGAAGTCGACGGGCTCCTCGCTGTAGCGGATGAAGCCGTTGTCATCCCTGTACCGGGCGGACACTGTCCGGCCCCGGTTGTGCTGGGCGAACGCGTCGTTGAGGTACACGTCCAGCTCGTCGTCGGCGAACAGGCTGTAGGACTGCCCGGACACGAGCAGCAGAGCGTCCAGAGGAAGCGCGGCGTTCAGGGTGAGGATGCCATTCAGCGCGTCCAGGACGTAGTCGCTGGAGGTGAGTACCGTCTGCGTGGTGCCGACGACCTGGACAGCCTCCAGGCCGGTCACGTTGTTCGCACTCAGTTCGTACTCGGCGACGTCCCCGGTGCCCCGGATGGTGTCGCGGAACGGCGTGAGCCGGTCGCCCAGTTCGTTGCGTACCCGCGACCGCAGGTCCTCAAGGGTGGCCATTCCGCGACTCCGATCAGGTATTAAGGGTCAGCGCGCCAGCGGCGATCTGAAGGGACTCGTTCGTCGCCGCCTGGAGCGGGCTGTCGATCGGCCACGCGTAGATGACCGTGCCGGTCGTGCCGGATGCGGAGGTGACCAGGGCGGCGTACGTGGCAGCGTCAGTCATGTCGGCGGTGAACGGGCCGAAGAACAGCAGCGCGTTGTTGCCCGTGGTCATCGGGGCACCGGACGGTGCGGTCCATACGACCTGCTGCCGCGCGTAGCCCGGGGTGGAGACCTCCGGCAGGGCAGTCATGCTGTAGGTGCCGTCCTCCTGCGTCGGGTCAGCGATCAGCAAGGCCAGGTAGGTCGAACGCGGCGCGGTATAGGCGACGGCCCGGCCGGTGAGGAAGTCCAGGGCGTTACCGGCCCAGGTGGGGTTCGTTCCGGCCATCAGGCATCAACCTTCTTGAACATGCGCGTGAAGTCGGACAGGTGCAGGGTGAACTGCCGGATCGCCTGGCCCGGCGCGTGGTCGCCCTCGTCGGTGATTACGTGGGTGTCGTGGACGTGCGCGAGCAGGACGGCGTCCTCGCCTGCGTGGCCGATGCCAGCGGTGCCCGCCGGGTGTACGTCGACCACGACGACCGTGGAGCCGGTGGGAAGGTGTCCCAGTCCGGCTCCGTGGCCCTCGGCGTTCTCCAGCACGTACGCCTCACCCGAGGCCGGGGAGGAAGCGCGAGTCTTCATCAGTGCTCTCCTTGAGCCGATCAGTGCCAGATGTAGCCGAGAGCGTCCAGGTGGTCGTAGAGGGGCTTCGGCGCCTTGTAGCGCACGCCCTCCTCGAAGTCGAAGTGGTTGCCGTGGCCGAAGGTCATGTTCTCCAGCGAGGTGTTCACGCGGAACTCCCGCATAGGGGTCTCGACCTCGATGGTGTCGGCGACCTCGACGACGGTGTCCACGACCGTCTCGGGCTGCCGGGGCTTGACCTCGTGGACGGTGTCGTCACGTTCGGCTGCGGCCTGGGCGCTGATGAGCGCGATCTCGTTCTCGCGCGCCTTCAGTTCCTCGGCGTGCTCCTTGGCGAGCGCGGCCTTGTTGCGGCCGGTGAGGTCACCGGGACGGGCGACATTACGTGCAGGCATGTTTTTCTCCGGGTGCGTCTCGTGTATGTGAAGCGGTACTACTTTAACGAGGAAGGGGAGCGGTCCTGGTAATCCAGAATCCGCTCCCCTACCCTTCAGGATCGCGTGCCCGCGAATACCAACTAAGCCATCAGACGGGCTGAGAGATTAGTTGGTCTCCGCGATCAGAACGGCCTGGTCGGTGATGAGGCCGAGGCCCCAGATCGCGTACCAGGCAAGCGCGTGCTCACGGCCGAAGTCGAGAATGCCGCCGTCACGCAATTCCACCGGAAGCGAGATCGCGTGACCGAAGGCGTTGTCGCCCAGGAAGATGGACTGGTAGACCGTCTTGCCGCCCGCATTGGCGATCTGCTTGACCTGCGTGGTCTCGATGAAAACCACGTCATTCAGGCGGCCGATCTCACCCAAAAGGAAGTTCCCCGGGGCCGCGTACTTGGTGACCTCGATGAACTCGGGGTCATCACGGAGCCGACGGCTCTGGTGCGGGTGAATGAAGCAGACATAGGTCTCGCCGAGACGCGGCACATTCTTCGTGGCCAAAGTCTCGACCGCGTCCTTGACGAGCGCGGCGGTGAAGTCGAAGGTGCCGTCCAGGCCGTCCGTGGACGTGGCGGCGGTGCCCTTGGAGTACTGGGCCATAACGCCGAACGCGCTGCTCTGCGCGTACTTGTTGTAACCCCAGATCTTGCTAGTTGCCTGAAGCAACGTGTCTCGGGCTGACTGGTCGAGGTAGAGAGCCATATTCCTCCCCAAAAGGCGGGAGGCCGAGGCCATGACGTCGTCAAAAGACGCGTTCAAAAGCAACTCGGAAACGGCGACCGCGTAGCCGTGCTCGGCGACCGTAATGCTGAACTGAGAGGCCGACAGGGCGTTGGTCTGCATGCGCACACCTTCGACCAACTGCGAGGCCGCACCCAGGTTGTTGTACCGCATGAAGTTGATCGTCAGACCGGGCTGAACACCGAGTTCGGTCTTCTTCACAGCGAACTGTTCGAAGCGAAGGATCGGCATGGACTGGAACAAGATCTCCTTGCTCCAAATGGTCTGGATGGCCGCACCGAGAGTGCTGTTGGCGCCCGAGTAGTTCGTCGGAGAAGCCGACAGGTTCGGGGTACCAGTGATCGCGCTTGGCATACTTGGATTTCCTTAGTTACGGGTACTCGACCGAATTACGAGTACAGTCCACGCTGGTTCTGGGCCGCCTGACCGACGCCCAACTGGCCCCGAATCTTGGCGTACTCCGACATCGGCATGTCGCGGAGGTCAGAAAGGGAGTACGACTTAGTGCCCGGATCGGTGTCCATTGGTCCCGTGGTGGAATAGCCCGTGGGGCTCACACCACGCATGGAAGCACGCTGCTGAATAGCGGCCTGCTGGACCGATTCCAGAATAGCCTGGGTCTTCGCCTTGACTGTAGCGATAGACGCCTCGACCTCCTCCGGCGAATTACCGCCGACGAAGTCGAGAAGTTCAGGAGCGACGTTTTCAGCCTCTTCACCGACGCGGCGCTGAATGTAGGACTGGAGGTTGTTGAACTCCTGCTCCTTCTGGAACAGAAGTCGCTCCTCCTCGCGCTGCCGCTCGATCTGCTCGAAGCGGGAGGACCACTCCTGCTCCTTCTGCGCGAGCAGGTCCTTGGCGGACATGTCGTCCTCGGCCTGGCGCTTCGCCTCGGCCGCCGCTTCCTGCTGCTTGCGGGCCTCTTCGGCCTGGGCCTCCTCGCGCGCCTTGCGCTGGGCCTCGATCTCGTCCAGGAACTTCTTGTTCTGCTCCTCCACGGTCTGGAGGCGCTTGTACAACTTGTCCTTCTCCTCCGACCGCGCCCGCTGGATGTCCTCGGCGGTGAAGCGAGCCTCAGCCGGGGCGGGGGCAGGCGTCTCGACGACAGCGGCCGGTACGACGACGACGGGGTCGCCACCTTCACCGGGCTGCGGAGCGCCACCTGCGATGGGGTGGATCGGACGGCCGTCCTTGCGGTACCCGAGGATCGCGGCGGCGGGCATTGATATGCCCGAGGTATTAAGCGTCATGAGCGACGAACTCCTAGTCGGTACTTTTGTCCGGGTCGCGGCGGAGCCCAGCGCGTGGGCCGTATGCCTGTGTCACGATTTCGTTAGTCATCTTCTGAATCTCGGGCGCTGTGATGTTGCCGAGTTCGACACCACCGGGAAGCGTCACCGGATTCGGACCACCAGGCTGCGGGCCGACGGGATTTCCATCTGCATCAGTCTGGGGTGCAGGCGCCTCCGCCCCATCGGGCGGCATTCCCGTCAACTGGAGAATACTCGAATCGATCTGAGCCTTTAGCATTCGCAGAGCACCCTGCTGCTTGGCGTCCTCGATCTGCTCCTCGAATATCTCCCTGACCTTCTCGTCCGGGAACTCCTCGCCCAAGTCATGGAGGGCTCCGCGCATGGACTCAAGACCCATGGACATCTTCGCCTGGATCTCGTTCAACTTGATGAGGGTGTCGACCGGCAGAGGGGCGGGCCATTCGCACTCGGTGAAGTAAGCCATCGGGTCGAGAACGTCGACCATCGGGGGCTGGTCGTCCTTCATGATGCCCTCGGTGGACGGGTCGTAAAGCCGCGTCTCGGGCTCGAAGGTGAACAGCGTCTTGAGGATGAGTTCGTTGATCTTCTGGAGACCGACGGAGTACTGCATCTTCTTCTGGTCGTAACGGGACATCATCGGCCGGTACATGATGGCCAAGGCCACGCCCGACGTATTCGACGCGGGCTGCATCTGACCGAGCGCCGTTTCCGGAACACCTGTGATCTCGTGCATCGAGCGCTTGATCATCTCAAGGTACTGAAGCGGTCCGGCGAGGTCGACGCCATTCTCCAAGTTGTACACCTGGGCGTCCTTGGGAAGTCCGCCCCACACCTTGCGTGGGCCCTTCTCCAGGTTGCTCGCTTTCGCGCCGCTGATGATCGTTACGGGGGCTGCGTGGTAATTGATGATGTCGCTGATGTCGGTCGCCTTCTCGTTGTACTCACGGTTCAGCGAGATGATGTCGGCGATATCCGACAGACCCCACGGAGAACCCGAGACCTGAGCATTGGCGACGTGCACGATCGGAATGGTGCCGAGAGGGTTCGGCCGGGAGTCGATCAACTCGTCATTCAGATATTCCTCGATCGTGTCGTCCGTCAGCACCTCAACATAGGTGTATACGGAACGTGTCCCATCTTCGCCGGTCGCCCAAAAGCGGTACTTGAGTTTGAAGCGAATCAGCCGATCACGATCGTGTGGATGCCACTCTGGAAAACAGAACGAACTGTTCAGCGGAAGGATGCGAACGCGGCCTGCGTGTGGTTGTCCCGTGTTATCTGTGAATCCAGGCTCGTATGCGACCTTCACGAAGGAGTCGCCGGAGATGCCGCCCTGCTGGCCCATCTCCCACAGCAACTGCTCCTTGCGGTTGTCGACCTCCCAGGCCCTCTTCAAGAGGCCCGGAATGATGTGCTCGTACTGCTTCACGCTCTTGAAGTGGACGCCACGCCCGAACGTGAAATTGTTTATGTAGTCGGCGAACGCCTTCACGTAGTTGAACGTGATCTGCGCCTCGCCCGCTTCTCTCCGGTAACCCCAGTGATGGCCCAGGTAGTATGCAAAGTTCTGGCTATACCGGTTCAAGCGAGGCCCGTGCACCTCAAACTCCTCGTCGGCCAGTTCGACAAGGCCGAGAGGAGAGATCGACACCGTAAGGTCCGACCCCGAAGCCCGCATGCTGGGGCTTGCGAATGAGATTGCACCGCTCATGGGTAAACGACTCCGACTTTAGATCTCGACGATGCGCGTGGGCGCGAGGGAACGGGCGGACTTCTTTGCCGCCCGGCGGCTCTCGAATGGATCCTCGCCGCGCTGCACGACGTTGCCGTTGGGCAGAACCTCGTGCAGGACGTACTGGCGGCTCTTGGAACCGTCCTCGGCCTCTACGGGAATGCCGCGCACCAGATAACGCTCGTTGATCAGGTGCTTCCCAACGGTCTCCCCCTTGGAGAGAGGCAGCTTGGGAAGCACCTGATCAACGGACGCCTTCGGTGCCCTGCGGCGGTCGTGGAACGCAACCATGGATCAGTCGTCCACTACCGCCGGGGAAAGCCGCTCGTAGCGACTGCCGCTGCGCACGACCTCTTCGTAGGAGACCGCCGCGTAGTCGGAGAACGAACCCTGCGAGAACTCACCGAGGAAGGTAGGCGCCTCGACCCACGCGGCAGAGCCGACGTGAACTCGCTCGGCCATGGTCTCCTGCGGCAACTTCTCGTAGACGTTCGCGTTGTGGTTGGGTCTACCCGGCGCGGTGAGGTACCCCTGCATAACGCCCTTGGTGAACTCATTCGGGACGTCGGTGTCGGTCGCAACCCCCTCTTCGAAGCGAAGAGGACCGCGCCGGGAGGCGTTGTCGGCGAACTTGCGCTCATAGACGGTGCCGACGCGCTCCTGGAACTGCGGGTCGGGTGCGAGATTTCCAGCCATTCCGTAATCCTCTTCTGATAGCGAGGGAACGCTTCAAGCGTAGGAGGAATCACGAAGGCATTGTTAATAGTCCGTAGCGACTAAGCGGGCTGTGCGGTTACGACGTTCCACAACAGCACGTGCCAATTCACGTGACGGTTCCATTGGTCGTTCATGACATAGGCTCCGCACACTGCGCAGGTGGCATCGGAAACCCCGTCGTAGGGAAAACACGTGCTCATGGATGGCTCGCCCATTAGAGGACTCCTGCCCAGAGGTAACTGTTGAAGGTCGTCAGCGACGACATGGTGATCGTGGCGGGGAGCGCTGTGAGGCCGCTGCTGTAGGAGGCAGAGCGGTACGCGCTGGCGCTCAGGTTGATGTTCTGGATGTCGATACCACTCGACCGGGAGAAGCCCGGGGACGTGGTCAAGGCCCCCATGAGCCAGGCGACGTAGTACCAGCCGGGCGCGCTGATCGTCGCCGACGACGTCAGGGGGTGGATGCGGTTGCCGGTGGCGGCCATCCAACTTGCGGACAGGTCGGCCGTGACCCCGAGGCGGTTTCCGCTGGCGTCATACAGACCCATGTAGGAGTTGGTCAGGCCTGCGCCCGAGGCATTGACGGTGCGGGTCGCCAGATTCGTCACGGTGCCTGGGCGGTTGATCCAGATCTTCGCCAGGAACACGTTGCCTGCGGTGAGCGTGATGTTGTTGACGGCCGCTGCCGCGTCGTAGGTCCAACCGAGCAGACCGTTGGCGGACGGAGGCATAGACGAGGATCCGGTGCCTGTGATGGCGCCACCCACGTAGAGGTCGCTGTCGGTCTGCCAGCCACCGCTGCTCTTTCGGTACCAGGAGGTGTCACGGGCGCCGGTTCCCGGGCCGACATCGATACGACCGCTGGCATTGAGCCGGACACGGTCGAAGGTGTCTCCCGAGGCGATGGCCGACAGCACAGTGCCGGATGCCGAGGAGAGAGTGCTCGCCACCGTCCCCGTCACCGTGCCACCGGTCAGCAGCAGGTAACGCACATCCGCGAGAGCCTGCGTCAGGGCTCCGATAGCCGCTGGAGTGACTACATCGGACCCTCCGCTGGCGTGGCTGGAGGCATGCGCAGTAGGCGTGCGAGCGTTCGTGACGCTCGTATCAGTCTTCAGGAGGTACTTGCTGGCGGCGTCGGCACGGTCGCCGTGGGGGTCGCTGGCTGACGTGTGTGCGGAAACAGCGGAGGAAGCAGCCACATCGGCGCCCACGTCGGAGGCGGTGAGGGTGACCGTCGCCCCGCTCTTACCGTTGATGACCGTCGGGTTTCCCTGCGGCCCCTGCGGACCCTGCGGACCCGTAGGTCCTGGGACGGTCGAGTCCGCGCCTGCTGGTCCCTGGAGACCCGTAGCGCCTGTAGCGCCTGTATCCCCCTTCGGCCCCTGGGGTCCGGGCACGGTCGAGTCGGCTCCGGACGTACCTTGTGGTCCAGCCGGACCTGCGGGGCCTGTGTCGCCCTTATCGCCCTTCGCACCTGTGGGGACGTTGATGGTGCCCATGGACGATGGCACCGGGACGAGTGCGGCCAGGGAGACAGAGGCCGTGGTATGTGGCAGCGCGATGCTGAAGGGGCGCTGGGACTGCCCGGACACGACACCGCTGACCTTGTACGTGAAGTTCAGAGGCGACAGGGTGGCGTTGTCGGTAGCGATCAGCGGCTCGGAGATCTGACCGTTGACCAGCTCGACCGTCTTGCGGTGCAGCCGGATCGTCGTTCCGGAGGAAGGCTCGACGAGGGCATCTGTCGAGGGGTCGAATACAAACCGACCGGTCGCGGGCTTGCCTCGGTCGTCGAGGAAGGTGCCGGTGACAGTGACTGTCTTTACGGAATCCGGAAGCGTGGGTGCGGGTGCGCTCGTACCCGGTATCACGGTGGAAGGCTCCTGGGCAGTCCAGCCAGGGGAGCCCCACTCGTCGCCGTAGTAATCGTCGGCCATGCTTTTCCTTAGCGCTGGAAGGGAGAATTGGAAACTTCGACCTCGGGCATCGTGTAATCCTTTGTGAGGACACAAGCGAGAGCCAAGGAGTCCGCGTAGTCGTCGTGTGCGTCAGCCGCGCGAGGGGCTTCTGCGAGGACGTACGGTCCTTCGAATTTCTTCTCCAGATCTTCCATCTGCTGACGGAAGCGCTTGTAACTCTTGAGGCGCCGGGTGTAGGCGTGTGAAGGCCATGAAATGTGGCCTCGGTCCATCAGTTCCATGAGGTGCTTCCAGCGCTTTGACTGCTCGGGGCGCTGGGAGGACAGAGGAACGATGTCGATATGCGGTAGCAGGACCTTCAGCCGGGATATGACGACGTCACCGACGCCACCCTCGTCGACCGCGATGGCCATCACGTTGTAGTTCTGGACGAATTCGACGATGCGGAAGTACTGGGCTTCCCAGTCCATTCCTGCGAGGTCGAGCCAGTTCAGGATCCGGTGCTCGAAGTACCCGTACTCGTCGGGCTGCTCCCACCGGACCCACACGGCCGTGACGATCGTGCTGTCCTGCTTACGGGCTGGGTCGATGCCGATGACGATCGGGCTGGAGTGGTAGGCCGGGACGATCTGCATCGAGGTGTCGCCAAGTTCATCAAGCCGCTCGGAGGTGGTGAACATACCCTTGTCGAGCAGCCAGATCAGCCTGTATGACAACTTGAATTCGTCGGAGTCCTCGCCGATACGCAGGAGTTCCTTCTTGACGAACTTCCGGTAGTAGTCAGACCACCGCGAAACCTCTTTCCAGTCCGCCTCGAAATGGTTCTGCCGGGCGCCACGTCTGGTCGCCGTACGCCTATTGATCTGGATCTGGTTGTAAAACACGCCCTTCTCATAGGTGGGCGTGCCGGTAAAGACCATGGTCGCGTTCGTCGAGGCACCCATCGGGCCGATCGACTTGTTCACCATCTTGGCGTCGGCGCCCTGGCACTCATCAATGAGAATGAGGTGGTAGGTGCGGCCTTCAATGGTGGCGCGAGGGTGACAGGTCTGCTTTCGGACGAGGGACCCGGATCGCTTGAGGGTAATGGAGCGGCCCTTGCCCTGGACGGTCTCGTCGATTTCCGGGTCCGCCATGATTTCCAGGGCATGTTCACTGGTGAGGCGGGCCACGATTCGGCCGTAAAGGTTATCGGCCTGCTCCTCCACCGGCGCAAATGCACCTACCCACAGACCCTCCTTGAATTTACCGAGGAGGTCCGGGAATATCTTCGCCAGCCTCGGCAGCATGATCATGCAGGCGGCGACGCAGTTGGCCACGGTCTCGGACTTGCCGGACTGGCGGCTGAACAGCGCGGTGATGGTGGCGCCGTCGTCGATGATCAGTGACTCGATCAGACGGGCCGCGAAGGGGCGCTGGTAGGGGCGCAGCGGGTGGCCGGAGACTTCATCGACGATGACCAGCAGTTTGGCGACCAGTTCGTCCACGAACTGCTGGCTGGTCTGGTCGAGAAGTACCTCGGTGTCGAGCCGGGCTTGATGTTCCGCCTCGGTCTCGTCGCTGATCGCGTCGTCGAACTCAACATCCTCCGTAACAGCAGACACGCCTAACCCCAATCCGTTTCTATTACGGATTCGAGATTAGGCGTTTCTGGCTACGGCTTTGTAATTATGGCTTGACAACCACTTCAGGAAGCCTTACGGACGTCCCTCTTGCTGACGATCTGCTGCGCCCGCTGCCGGGTGAAGCCGAACATGTCCCCGAGCCGGTCGAAGGTGTAGCGGCCCTTGAAGTAGACCGCCTCCACCAGGGCGTCGCGGGACTCAGTGGACACCGCCGGGAAGTCGCGGAAGCACATCTCGTCGCAGTAGAGCGGCGCGTCCTTCTTGCCCACACCGAGGATCCGCCAGCACCCCCGGCAGCGGACCTCCACCAGTTTCTCCTCGGCCATCATCCCGCCGTCCCCTCCAGGCGGTCCTCGGTGTCGTTATCCTCACCGAAGTCACCTCCGCCGTTCTCGTGCCACGCGCTCTCGAAGCCCTTCAGGACCTCGTCGAGCATGCCGAGCGGGAAAGTCAGACCCCGGCCGTAGAACTTCCTGCTCGGGATGAACTCCCGGGCGTCCACGAACAGGCCGTCCTGGGGACTATGGACTGTGGAGATGTGGATCTCCTTGTCGTACACGTAGGGCACCCGCGCGTGAATCGTGCGCCCCTCTTCGATCTCGTCCATGACACCCTCCTAGACGCTTCCTGATCTACGAGGCTACACCTCCGCAAGCGGTCTCGACAAGTCGCTTGACGAGCGAGTAGAGTGAAGGTCCGCGATAAGAGGAGACACCATGGGCATGTACCCGATGCGAGACCCGGAGAACTGCCCCAAGTGTGGCCGGAGCCTGGACGGTGAGCCGAAGCCCGAGCGCCCCTCTGTGCCCGGATTTCCCGAAGAGGTAGCCTACGGACAAGATCCGGTCTGTGGGGGGCGCTGGAACCTGTGGGACAAGACCTCTCCACTGCGGAGCAAAGCACAACCGTATGTGGATGGAGTACCCCATGGCTGACGACTTTCACCTCACCAGCGCGATACACCAGACCGCCAACGCGCTCAACCCACCCGAGGGCTACGACCCGACGATGGACGCCATGCAGCACCAGTTGATGCGCGAGCAGCACGACTTCTACACCAGCCAGCAGGCGATGCAGTCCACCCCGCCGGGAGGACACGACTTCTCGTGGGAGGGCATCAAGCAGTACGCCTTCGCCGTCGCCGCTCTGCTCCTCCTCGGGATGTTCTTCAAGTACATCGTCGGAGTCGGCTAACCCACCGCAGCACGAAGGCCCCATCGGTTCAGCTTCCGGTGGGGCCTTCGTCGTGTCATCGTGCCGGGCGGAGCTGCACGACGTTCTGCTGGGAGACCATCGAGGTGAGGAACGGGCGCCCCTTCAGCGTCTCGTCCCGGCGCCGCTTCTCACTCGACAGCCCCAGGTAACGCTCCGTGGTCGTCATGGACGAGTGGTGCAGCAGCGCGGAGACCGTACGCAGCGCCGCGTCGTATCCGACATCCTCGGCGAGCTGGTCGAAGTACGCACGAGCCACGGCGCGGCGCACCGTGTGCGTGCCCTCGTAGCGGGTCGGCAGGCCCAGCTTGCCCAAGGCGCCCTTGACGATCTTCTCCGTACGCTCCACCGGCCGGTCGGCGTGGTAGACGAACGGGGTCCGCTCGTACACCCGGCGGCCCAGCGCCTCATCGAAGTAGTGCGTCTTGATCTGGTTACCGGAGCGGGCCGGGAACAGGTAGTCATCCGGCCGCAGCGGGCGCCCGAGCAAAGCCGCGTACTCCTCGAACCAGATGCGCAGCTCCCGCTCCAGGTCGGCGGTCAGCGGCATCTCATCCTCCTCCTTGGTCTTGATCACGGTCACGAAGACCTCGGAGGCCGCGAAGTCGACGTCGCCGACGCGCAGGTTCACCAGCTCGCTCGCGCGGCACGCGGTGTTCACGGCCGTCGCAAGGTAGGCACGGTGCATGGCGCACTCGGACTGGTCCAGGAGCTGAAGCAGGATCCCCGGCGAGGGCTGCATGCGCTGCTTCTTCAGCTCCGGCAAAGGGTCGACCAGGCACAGGTAGTCGTTGCGCGGAGCGAGCCCCCGGGCGTGGGAGTAGCCGAAGAACAGACTCAGCCGCTTGCGGTAGTGGTTGTGCGTGCTCGGCCCAACGGCCGCCCGGAGCTGCTGGCCCTTGATGCGGGTGACGTGGATGTCCATCAGGCCGCCGTCGCCGTAGAAGAAGTCCCGGACCTGCTCAGGGGTGAGGGTCGAGAAGTCGGGGTTACCGACGTGGTCGGCGAAGCGGGGCAGCAGGTTGTCGTCGGCGCGCATCGTGTTGTCGGCCTTGGCCGCGCGCCGGTTGCTCAGGTACTCGTCGATGGCGCTGCGAAGTGCGGTGGTCACGCTTCCTCCTGTTGCGGGGTGTCGCTGCGCTCCCGAGCGTACTCACGTCAAGCAGGTTGCGCAATACCCTTTACAAGATTCCCCATAGACGTAATCTGGAAGCCGTAGTACGGTTCCTGGCATGACGAACCTGGCAACGCTTAATACCCAGGGCTCCGACGAGCCCCTGATCACCGTGACCCTGACCAACGACCGGATGGAAGACAGCCGCTGGAACAGGCTCCTGACCATCCTCTTCACCCCGCAGGACGAAGACACCCAAGCAGCCGCCTAGAACAACTGCCTTACCCAACATCGACGTTCCCCATATACTGCACTGATCAACACGACGGCCCTGCCACCGCGAGTCTAGGCGCGGCGACAGGGCCTTGATCAGTCTGTAAAGGAGACTGAACCATGGCCAGCATAGCGGCCGAGCGCGCTCGCGCACGCGCGGAGAAGATCAACGGCACCCGCCCCGGAACCCCCGGCACTTTCAAGTCCGCAGCCTCCCTCGCACGCATTGTCAAGCGAGTCGGCGCATACCTCCGCGTCTCCACCAAAGACCAGATCGTCGGCTACGGCCTCGACGTCCAGCTCAAGGGCATCCAGGACAACATCGACCTCAAGAACACGATGGAGGAGCGCAACGGCACCAACATCGTCTGGGAGATCGCGGACGTCTACGAGGACGCCGGTGAGTCCGGCGCCAAGCAGGACCGCCCCGAGATGATGCGCCTGGAGCGCGACGTCCACGCCAAGCTGATCGACGTCGTCGCGGTCCACAAGTTCGACCGCATCGGACGCACCGGCCGCGCCTTCTGGCACTGGGTCTGGACCCTCGAAGACGCTGGCTGCTCGATCATCTCCGTCACCCAGGAGATCGACACCACCACGACCCACGGCGTCACCGCCCTCCAGCAACTCGCCTCCTTCTCCGAGATGGAGTGGCGCACCATCCTGGAGCGCACCCAGAACGGCCTCAACATGAAGGCCGCCAACGGAGGCTGGACCGGCGGCCCCCCGCCGTACGGCTACTACATCGAGAACCAGGGCAAGCGCGACTCCAAGCTGGCCCTCCACCCCGAGGAGACCCGCACCCTCGAAATCGCCGCCCTGATGATCGTCGAGGGCGGCTATACCGTCGACCGCGCCGCGCACATGCTCAACGTCATTGGCCGACTCACCCGCAAGGGCGTCGAATGGACCGGCAGCAACCTGCGCCACAAGTTCTTCAACACAGCGCTCGACGGATTCGTCGTCTACCGAAACACCGACGAGGTCGTCAACAAGCGCCGCAAGCGCAAGACCAAGATGAACCCCGACGGCTCCCCCAAGCACGGTCCGATGATGATCATCGACACCCCGATGGTCTTCGAACTCGACCAGCTCATCTCCGTCCGCCACGCCCTCAAGCGAAACGGCTGGAACCTCTCCGGCCCGTACAAGTACCACCCCCTCAGCACCCGCGTCATCGGCGAATGCGGCGCCCACTACACCGGCGTCTACGTAAAGGCCGAAGACCGCCGCACCTACCGCTGCTCGGGCAACAAGTGCGGTGACTCCGTCATCGACGCCCTGGCGCTCGAAGAAGTCGTCTGGGGAAGCCTGAAGAACTTCCTGGGCGACAAGGACAAGCTGCGCGAGATCGCCAAGGACTGGGTCACCACCGCGCCGGATCACCGCAAGACGTACGAGGTGCGAATTGAGGAACTGACCCGGGAAATCGCAGGCCTGCGTGAGCTGACCACGACGACCCTGGTGAACCTCGCGAAGGCTGGGGTGGACGCACTGGCCATTAATTCGGCCGTGGGAAAGCTGAACGCGGAGATCAACACCAAGCAGACGATGCTGGAAGACGCAGAGTCGATGCTGATGGAGGCCGAGGAGGCCGCTGCTCGCGCGGAGGATTTCCAGCGGCTGGTCGAGATCGCCAGCTTTAACCTGGAGAACATCAACGACCGGCAGAAGTCCGAGATTATGGACCTGCTGGATATTCAGGTGTCACTGACGGGACCGGTTCCGCTGGACGGTCGCTTCGGGCCCGACTCCGACCTGGAGCAGTGGTTCGAGCAGCGCGGTGTGCAGCCGGTCGAGATGACCGATGAGCTGTGGGAGGAGATCCGTCCTCGGATCAAGTTCCGCTCCACGAAGAAGAGCCACGATCTGCGGGCGCTAGTGGAGGGCCTGGTCTACAAGGCGCGTACGGGCTGCCCGTGGTCTGAGATGCCGGAGCACTTCCCCCCGAAGGAGGCGCTGAGGGCTCGCTGGCGGGCCTGGAAGGGCGGGGACTGGGAGAGCATCGTCGAGCCCCTTCTGGAGCCCGCTCCGCCGCGTAGGCCGCCGCTGCCGCCCATGCAGGTCAAGGGGAACGTCGACCCTCGCCTGGTGGAGTTCACTACAGGGCAGTCGAAGAGCCAGGTTCCGCACCCGGCGTCGCGTTCATCCAGGGGTTCGTTCACGTACGTCATCAACTTGGAAAAATGGCGATTGGCCGCCTGACCTGCGAAAACACCGAAGGCCCCTACCCGATCGAGGGTGGGGGCCTTCTTCATGACTCCCGCCGGGAGAGCACATCCAGGACGCCGAGCAGGCTCTGGGCCCCTCGGTGAGCCTCCAACAGGCTCTCTGGTGTGGCCTGCTTGCGGTAGTCGTCGAGCGCCTTCGCCAGGCCGCTGCCGACGCTGTCCGCCCAGTCGAGCACGTCCCCGGAAGGCAGCCGGTCGAGCCTCTTGGCGACCTTCGCGCGGACCGGGTCGATCTTCTCTTCGCTACCCCGCAGGGCGCGCTTCACATCAGCCCAAGAGCGCATAGCGCGTCGTACTCCTCGTCCGTGTCGTCGGTCTTCTTGGCCACTATCCGGCGGGCCGCTGCCTTCTCTTCCTCGGTGTTCTCAGATGACGAGTTCATCGAGGTCCTTATCGAATCGGTGGGCGTGGTCGCGGATATCGTCCGTCGACAGGGCGTTTCCGTATCCCTGGAGGGCGGTGTATAGGGCATCACTCTCATTGCGCCAGGTGTGTCGCCACCGGCCGAGGACGATTCCCTTTCCGGGCCAGATCTTGATGATGAAGGAATTGGAGCGCCGGTAGGGCGGCTGTATCTCGTCGGTGGGCGCCCGGTGAATGAACGGCGTCCCCGGCTTCAGATTCACAGTGTGGGCAAACAAAGGCCCCATGTCATGGGTTTCAGGCATGACATGGAGCCTATTGGGGTGGGCGCCGGAAATGGTAAATCAGTAGTCGCCCGTGGGTTCGTCGAGATCGTGTTCCGGTGCGTAGGCGAAGTTGTTCAGCGTTCGGTTGATTGCGCGGCCGGGACTCTTCACGCGCTTGAAGTTCCGCCAGACATTCGGCGGGACGTTGTAGTAGCCGTAGACCTGGCCATTGCGGAATCGGACCCGTAGCGTCTGAGAATCCTTGTCGTATCCAGCGGCAAGAGTTCTCG